TTGCCCTCATCTTCATCGGCATACACCTCACCAATGTAGCGAGGTGGGCGACACGATGGGCGCAGCTTCTCAACCTTGTATTTGTCGAACACTCTTGCTCCCGAATGTACGAAAGCCTCAACATCATCTGACGGGAACTCTGCCGCCATCAGTCCGTGGTCGGTGTACTTTGCACGCTCCTGTATGTACCAATTTATTGCTTCGAGGGTTGCGCCCTGTTCCCATAACCACCACAGATATTTTCCGCTCTCCTCACGAACTGACGGAACATTGTCGTTCTCACGGTTGGCATAGAGCATCTGTGCGAATATCTCCACATCATCGAGAGGCAAAGAATACTGCTCAATATCAAACCACGAAACGAACATCGCTTCAAACTGTGATTTTCCGCTCTTGGCATCGTCATACTCCTTTTGGAAGAAGTTACCTGTACCATTGGCGGTACTCTCATATACAATCATCGTGTAAGGACGGAGCAATACACCCGAGCAAGCAGAGCGCACAATATCTTCGGGCTTCTTTCCCTCTGTTGCTTTCCACAGTCCGACCTCGGAAAGATGCACGAGGTTGTAATCACCACCACGACAAGAGTCCGGGCGTTCTGCTGTACCAATCTTGATTTTGCAGTTACGCTGTGGTACACGATGAATACTGCCCGACTTACCAACGCCGACCAATTTAGGCTCATTCTCATTGTATGCCTCGCCTAACTTGTGCAGCATTTCCACAGGATAGTTCTTAATCATACGGTCGAACATATCCTTGATTTCGTCAGAGCCTGCGCCTTGATGTGCAATGATAAGCGAGTTCAAACCGACCTTGTGAACGAGTTGCAACCACGCCATATACAACTGCGATGTGGTTGAGCCGCCCCATTGTCGAGCCTTCAAGAGAACAATACGAATAGGCTTGTTTGCCTTGCGGCGTTTTTCCAAACGTGCAATAAACCTACGTTGAGGACGTGTGAGGCGAAATAATACATCTTCGCCACCACCTTTGTTCTTGATATATACAAATGTAGCCGCCCAAAAGGGAAAGTCGTGTCTGTTTCTGATGCGTACAAACTGACTGATAACTTTTAGTCGGTCGCTTTCGTAGTCCTCCTCTTCGTTTGCTCCGAGTTCCTGCAAGAACGCTTTAATGGAGCCGCATTCCGCAAGTTGCCGTACAAGCGGCACTTTCATCATTTCGATAGGCAGGTATTGTGTGCGTATGGGGAAGTCATCAATAACCACCTTAACACGCTCACCGACCGAGCCGAAGCCGCTAATCGGGTCGAAACGTGCATATATCTCCGCATTACGGCGGTTGTTCTCTTCGATGATATTGCGTATTGCGATGTTCATATCAGCCAATCTTTACAGGTTTGTTCAACAATGCCACCGCCCCACCTGCCAAATAGCAGTACAGGTGTACCAACGCATTGGTATTCGGGAAAAAGAAGCCTGCCACAAGGTATGCAAGCATCCATAACTGATAATATGCTTTACGCTGTACCTCGAACGAGATAGAGCCGAAGAGTGCAAACACAACGCCCGACAAACCAACGGTAGGAATGTCGGACAGACAAAATGACGGAACTCCAACTGCGATGATATATGCAAGGGTAAACCGCCATAGCGATATGTCATAGATGAATATGACAGAGAGCAGACACCACGCATTCAGCGTTGCGTGTAACAGGTTAGCGTGATAGAACGGATAAAGCATACGACAGCCGAGTCCGCACCCTGTATAGATGCCGACCGCAGACCAATCCGCCATATCCTGCAAAGAGAGACAGAACACGAGGATTGATATTAAAAGCGACGTAGCCTTTGCTGCTTTCTTCTTATCCATTCTTTCCTCGCTTTACAAACCATAATTTTGGCACTGCCGGGTGTGAGATAGAATTTCGGTGCAGGCTGAATGACAACCATTGCACAGAGTTCAGAAGTAGTCTTATCGGGATATTTCTCACGCATTATGGCTACACGGCGGTAGATTTCTTCGTACATCTCACGTTTGGAAGCACACATCTTATCCAAACGTGCCTCTCCCCTCATCATCGCAGAAATGACAAGAGCAGCACGAATGTCGCTAACCCAAAAACGGCGTGATGGCATATTGACAATGTTGTTGTACACATCGGGCATACGGATATAGTCGCACGATGCAAGATATTCATCGTACGCCCTCATCAAGTCGTCTGAACGCTCTTGTGAGTACTCCATCAATGCACCCTTATGCTTCATCTTTCTAACTCATTGCCGACTTATTTATGTTCCAAAGTTACACATTGGAGCGTAAAAAGATAAACATAACAAGCGTTTATTTCGGACTATTTTTGCTTCACAGTTTAGTAAAACATCTAAATATTTACAGTATATGTCTAAGAATACGGAAGTTAAAAGCAATCGAGACCGATACACGGAACGATTGAAAGCGAAGTATCCCGACAAGGAATTTGCCGATGATGAGGCGTTATTCGGTCAAATCAATGACGATTACGACAGTTACGACAATGAATTATCGGGTTATCGTGAGCGAGAAAAAGCCCTTTCAGACCTATTCGCAAGCAATCCACGCAGTGCAGCTTTCCTTACCGATTGGCGAAAGGGTGAAGACCCTATCATCGGAATGGTGCGCAAATTCGGTGATGATTTCAAGGCAGCACTTGAAGACCCCGAGAAGCAGGAGGCACTTGCCGCCGCCAATAAGGAGTTTGCGGAGCGTATTGCCCAAGAGGAGCAGTATGAGGGCGAGTATCAAACCAACATCAATGAAACCCTAACCACACTCGAAGCAATGCAACAGGAAGAGGGATTGTCTGATGAGGACATCGACAATGCTATGGATTTCCTTATGGGTATTGTTCGTGACGGCATTATGGGCAAGTTCACTCGTGAGAGCGTGATTATGGCACTCAAAGCCATTAAGCACGACAGCGATGTAGAGCAGGCAGACCGTGAGGGCGAAGTTCGAGGACGCAACACCAAGATTGAAGAGAAGTTGCGCAAGGGTAGCAAGAGTGACGGCACAGCCAACCTCAGCAGCAAAAACGGAGGTGGCAAGGGTGCAGCACGAGAAATGCCCGATTTAGGAGCCATTGACCAGAACTACGGTACTCAAAATATTTGGGAACGTGGCGGAGAGAAACGCAGACCAAACAAGTAACAGTCAATTTATTTATTCACTTTTCAAAATTTTACAGCAATGAAGAAAGCAACAAGTTTTCTGTGTCGCATCTTGCTAATAGCATTAGCATTTGTGACGGGCGCATCGGGCGGTGTCTTTATGGCTAACGCCTCCGAACTCCCCGATGCAGGTAAGACAGTAGCCGGTGCTGATGGCACAGGCGGAACGGACGGTATCGCAACGGAGACCGTAGGTAGAACTGAGGGCGACCCAAATTTTTATTTGAGCGATGTGGACAAACGCATCGTGAAGATACGCCCGATGGCAACCCCTATCGACCAAATCAGCCGTTATGCGAAGTCGAGCAGCACGAACTCGTTCGAGGTCAAGTATTACAGCGTAGGCACACGAGAAATCAAGTGCAGCACAAGCGCAAAGGTTACTGCTATGACCGCAGGCGCAAGTGTATCGCTCCCTGTGGACGACCTCAATATGTTCACTTTGGACGATACTATCCGCGTAGTAGGTGTGCCTGCCAAGACTAAACCCGATGGAACGGCGTACACTTCCGAAGACAGCCTCATCCCCGACCTTGTATTGTGTGTATGCGGTAAGGACAGCACTACCAATCTGCCTACCGTCTATGCAGTAAACGGTACGATGGACAGCTCTACCAAGCAGCCTATCCTTGTACCCGAAATTCCACAGGGAACTACCCTTGTGCGTATGGGTAAGGCTTGCGGTGAGTTGGACGTACAGACAGGACGTTTCAACAACATTCCTATGCCGGAGACACAGTACTGCCAAAACTTTATGATACAGGTTGAGCAGTCCACCTTCGACAAGATTGCGGCCAAGGAAGTGAATTGGAATTTCTCTGACATTGAGGAGGACGGCGTATATGATATGCGTCTTGCTATGGAGAATACCTATCTGTTTGGTGTTAAGAACGTCATCAAGCACATTGCAAAGGACGGTATGAACACTTGGTTTACAGGCGGTATTTGGTGGATGGCAGGTAAGGACATTGAGGTCGGCGAGTGGGACAGCGACAAGAAGTGTGCTGTTATCACAGATGAAAACCTCGTGGATATTACCAAAGACCTCTTTGTCGGTACAGGTATCGGTAACAAGCGTAAAATCCTTTTCTGCGGTAGTGATATGCTCTCTGCTTTCTCAAAGATTAAGAGTGAGAAGTTCCGTCTGAAAGACACCGTAGAGGTTTGGAACTTGAAGTTCAAGTCTTGGGATACCGATTTCGGCGAGGTACTCACCATTCATCACGAGTTGTTCGATGTGAACGGTATGAGCGACTGCGGTTTTGCAATGGACCCCGAATACTTGTCAAAGAAAACTCATATCTCTTGGGCAAGAAACGTACTCGACTTGCAGAAGGCAGGTATTCGCCGTACAGATGCCGTAGTTATTCAGGAGGTAAGTTGCTTGTACTTGCGCTATGCAAAGGCACACGCACGTATGAAACTTGCCAAAGCACCTACTGCTGCGGCAGCATAATCAAGAGTTATCAACTAATTCAGCAACCGAGGGATGGGCGTAGTCCCGTCCCTTTTTTAATTTTCCAAAGTATATGATTAAGACCTACAAAGCGAACACCAACGTCAGCATCAACGTGGTGCTTCCAAGCAAGAAGAACTTGCACATTTCGTTCATACCCCTGTCAAACGGCAGCAGCACATTCACGACCGACAACGAGGAGATTATGAACGCCATTGAGTGCCATTACAATTTTGGCAAGTTGTTCCGCCTCCACAGCGTACAGGGCGAAAGCAAGAAAAATGCTGCAAAGGTAGTGGAAACGCCTGCAAAGAAAGAGGAGAAAGCAGAGGAAAAGCCTGCCGACAATCCTACTCCGGCAGAAGACACAACTGTTACCGACAATGGCGACAATGAGAACGCAGATGCAAACGAGAACGGAGAGAACAACGAGCAGAACGGCGAAGCCCCAACCGAGGGTGCAGAGACCGAGACTGATACTGATGCCACATTGAAGCAAGTAACAGTCAGCGACCTTGCCGCCGCCAAAGATTACCTCGCAGACAAATTCGGCATCAGCCGTACCACTTTACGTAGTAAGAAAGCCATTGTCGAGCAGGCAGCCGCTAACGGTATCGAGTTCGTTGGATTGTCATAAAGAGTAATGAGGTATGACAGTCTATCCACTTGATAAGATTGCGGAAGATGTTCGCATAGCACTTGACCAAAATATGTCGAGTGATGCGCTGACAGAAATCGGCGATGTGGACACCCTTGCCCTCAATGACATCATCAAGTCGAAGATTGTTGAGGCTGTCAAGCGCATACACAGCGAAGCACCCCCTCACTTACTTGACGGAGGTCATAATTTCGGCGATGCCGTGTATTGGATGGAACACGAAAGCGGTTGGGTACTCTTACCCGAGGACTTTATGCGCTTTGTAGTGTTCGAGATGGACGATTGGGCGAGACCTGTTTTCACCTGTTCCAACACGGACGACCCCGAATATGAGAAGCAACATTCACGCTTCAAAGGCATACGAGGCACGGCGCAACGCCCTGTCTGTTTCGTTTCGATACGTCCAGAGGGACGTGTGTTGGAGTTCTACTCCTGCAAGAGCGAGGAGGCAATGGTTAGCCGTGCCGTATATCTTCCCTATCCGAAAGTGGACGAATACGGTGCTATCGAGATTTGTCAGCGATGTTACGATGCAGTGGTTTACACCACAGCAGCATTAGTGTTAATCACGTTCGGCGACACGGAGCGAAGCAACGTGTTGAACGAATTGGCTAAATCATCCTTAATATGAGTTCAATAAAGACAACACAGATTGACGGTGATGTTTCCGTTGGTCGCAACGTGGCTGTTGGTGGCAGAGTAACCGTTCAAGGCAGTTCCCAATTCAAAGGGAGTGTAAAGATTGAGGGGTGGCTTGATGCCAAGAACATCAAAGGTGCGAACAAAGGTATCTTCACGTCAGTAGAGAAATTGAAAGAAGCCTACCCATTGCCTCACGATGGTTGGTGGGCTATTGTCGGAAAGACTCTCCCCGGACCCATTTATGTGGGTGATGGTGGCGAATGGGTTGCCACAGGCGAAGAGGGAGGAAACCCGACCATTGACAGTGAGCAGTACAACGAAGCTGTTGCCGAGTTGCAAAGCGATATGGCGTTGATGCAGCAGGATATTAAAGACATTGAAGATAAGAACAAAGCGCAGGATACGCAACTTACTTCACAGGGCAACAATATCAATGCTATTCAGACACAGGTGAACACTGTTCAGACGACCGCCAACGAAGCCAAGACAAAGGCAAATGCAGTCGGCGCAGAACTCACCGAGTTCAAAAATACGTTAGGAGAAGCAAACGGTATCGCTCCGCTTGGCGAAGATGCAAAAATCCCTGCCACCTATTTACCCGGCTTTGTTGATGATGTAATTGAGTTTGCAGAAGCAGTAGAGAACATTGTCGTTCAACAAAGCGAACTTGGCAGTGTTTCCGAACAAACAAAAGTTGTTTTTCATAAGAATAATAACGTGTTTGTAATTGCTCGTATCGTTGAAGTCGAAACGGAAAACGGCGAGTTGGATACGGAAATTTACTATTATCCTGTGTGGGAAGATAGTGAAACTTGGGGAGTTCAATCCTATAACGGCGTTACCCCCGAGGCAGGTAAAGTTTATGTTGATAAGTCGAGAAATATCACTTATCGTTGGAGCGGCAGCACCCTTGTTGCCATAGGCTCTGACCTTGCGTTAGGTTATACCGCAAGTACGGCTTTCCCCGGCAGCGATGGTAAGAAGTTGCAGGACGAAATGAAAACCGCACAAGGGGACATCAGTAACCTCGGTAAAAGTCTAACAGGCGCAACAAAACACATCATCGCCCGAAGCGTAGTAAATGTAAATCAACTGCTTGGATTGACAGGCAGAGAAATTACATTTGCCGTAGCCCTTGACCGCATTGCCAACTTGGACGGAGCAGACAACACCATTATGATACCGGGCGTTGTATTGACGTTCCTTACTGAAAACGGTTGGCAGTCGAAACAGTGGACTAATACAGCAGATTGGGCTACCGAAAGCAATTGGACTGACTTCGGAGCAAACGGCGAGAGTATTGGCAACACTATCAATGTGAATGCCCTTTGTGATAACATCGAGTATTCATTGAGTACCGCCATTCAAGCCGTACAGAACTTGGAGAGAGAAAGCGGACTTTCCTACTTCAAGAGTGGTGTTGTACTGACATTCAAGACAGCAGACACCGACCTCAACGGCGCACCTGTATGGCTTGCCTATCAGTTCACTCGTGAGGTTGCCGACATCAACCCTGCCGATGAAAAGCCGTGGGTTGCTTTCGGTGGCGGCGGTAGTGGAAATGTTGAGACCGCAGACGTTCCCGAGAAAGGTGGCAAACAAGCCCTTTCGACAGGCGGAGCATACGAAATGCAGGAGAAAGCCATCGGCGGTTTTGATGAGGAAAGCGATGAAGAGTACATCTATTACAAGGCTGTAAACCTCAACGGACAGCAGCTTCCCGATGTTCAAATCAAGATACCGAAGAATACAGGAGGTGGTGGGTCGAGCGAGGACAGCACCCTGTCTATCTATTTCGAGGAAGCCGCTCCTACCGTAGCCTACGGCTCCGATATTCTTGTGAATGTTGCCTTGCGTAGCGTAAGTTACCCGGACGGCAACGAGGTGTTGGGCGTTATCCGTAGCCTTGCTATCATTGACGCAAGCACAGGACTGACATTGTTCAGCGAGAGTATGAACGAAGTCGGCTCGGCAAGTGCAACAGACTTCAAGTTCCAACTTGACTTTACCGAGTATTTCAGCAGTGCCGCATCAAAGAGTTTCTTTGTGCAGGCTTCTGATGCAGACGGAAACACCAAGAAGAAAGCCATTACCATTGTGGCGGTTGATGTTACCGTTGAGCAGCCTATGGCACTCAATTACACAAGCAGTACAGCATTGACCGTAGGCGGTGGAGCAAAGAGCATCGGACAGTTCTATAAGTTCCCGAACAACTCTTCATCTATCCTTGCCGTAGTGGAAATGCTCTACAATGGCGAGTGGAAGAAGTTGGGCGAAGCAACCGTAAGCGACAGTTACACCAAGAGTATTTCTGTCAATCCAAGCAATGTGTTCGGAGGTGGCGAAAGACTTTTGCACGGTGCATATCCTGTACGCATCTATGGCATAGAAACCAAGTCGGGAGTAAGAGGTAACACCATTTACTCTGCCATTATGTGTGTCGATGCCGACAACACGACACCGATTGTTGCTATCCGCTTCAACGATACCAACAACGGCTCGTTGCGCCTGTACGACAACCTCACCGTGGAGGTTGCGGCATATACTTCGGGCAAGACCGAAACGCATATTGACGTGTACTACGGCGAGGAACTTGTAACCTCCGTTGAGGCTATGATTGCCGAGACTATCAAGGTAAACAAGCAGATACAGGGTTACAGCACAGACGGCACACAGCAAATCATTGTACACGCCGAGAGCGGCACGGTATCAACCAATGATATCAAAGTAACCGTACAGGGCAGTGCTATCGGTGCTATCATCAAGGACGGTGCTTTGTTCGGTTTCGACTTTGCAAGCCGTAGCAACAGCGAGAGCGACCACACCATTAAGAACAATGGCGTGGAAATGGTTGTAAAAGGCTCTAACTATTCAAGTAACGGCTTTGTGGATTACCTCGGTGAGCGTTGTTTGCGCACCGCAGAGAATGTAACGGCAGAGATTATCGGCTATAACCCATACGGCAATTCAGCCACAGAGCGTACGACAGGTAATGCCATTCAGTTTGCCTTTGCTACCAAGAACATCAAGGATGCAAATGCGAAACTCATCGAGTGCTACGACCCAGATAGCGGAGCAGGTTTCTATGTGTGCGGCAATAAGGCTGCTATCTACTGCAAGACAGGACAACCGACATTGGTAGAGCGTTCGTTCAAGTGTGCCGAGAAACACACAATGGCGGTAGTCGTTGAGCCATCCACCATCTATGTAACACGTGGTGGCAGCAACTACTCCTGTATCAAACTGTACTTGGACGGTGAAGAGGTCGGCTGTATCGGTTACATCAGCAACAGCGGTGCTATCCTCAATAGCAAGACAATCACATTCAATGGCACAGAGGGCGATTTGTACCTATACTATTTCCTTGCCTACGATAGCCATTATGAGTGGGCGCAGGCATTTCAGAACTACCTGTGCAAACTTACCGACACTACCGCTATGATTGCGGAGTATGAGGCAGAAGATGTGCTTGACACGCAAAACCGCCCGACACTCGAAAAACTCAAAGAGAAAGGTATCCCGTACTATGTTGTGGTACAGGAACAACAGACCTTTGACACCTTTGACGGCGATATTGATACAAGCAAGAAGTTCAGTTGTACGCTGTACTACTACCACCCGACAATGCCTTGGCGCAGCTTCAAGGCTGTAAATGTTCAGTGGCGCAGACAGGGTACAACCTCGGCAAAACGTCCTATCAAGAATGACCGCTTCTACTTGCGTAAGAATGACGGTTGGGAGGTAACGCCTATCTACCCGGACTACACCAACGAGGACGCATTGATTTCATACGAGTTGATGAAACTCGGCTATGTTCGTGTGGGCGAGAACTCAATCCCTGTAAGTATCATCACTGTAAAGGTGGACTACTCGGACAGCTCGGGTGCTAACGACTGCGGTGTTTGCGACTTGATGAACGCTACTTATCGTGCGCTCGGCAGCAACTATCTGACCCCTGCACAGCGAGCCTTTGACGGCACTTGGACGAAAGGCGATGTCAAACTGACAGGCTTGCAGATGAACCACTCCACAGCCAACCACCCGATTGCGGCATTCCGTTCGACAATGGAGAGCCTCACAGATGCTTGGTTTCACGCAAAGGGCAATTGGAAAGAGGATAAGAACGAACAGGTTGCACTCGGCTTCCTCGATACTCCGGGCTACAACTTGGGCTGTGTAAACTACGGTGATTTCATTGAGTATTTCGGTAAGGAGGGCGAAAGCCTTGACGAAATTGAAATGCGCTTCAAGAATGACAACACCACCGACAAGAGCCAACTCTACCTGTTGTCGCTCTACTGTGGCGAGAACTATCGCTTTATGGCATACGAGAGTGGAGCGTGGACGGCACAGAAAGGCGAAATGAAGCAGGTAAACGGCAAGTGGCAGATTACAGGTAAGGTACTTAACCCTGTGAGCGGTTACGAGTTGTTGAGTTATGACGGCTTGAATTGGTGGCAAGGCGTTGGCAGCATTGCCGATATGATGGAGCCTACCACCGCCGAAGCATCTTGGGTTACCAAATTGAAACTCGGACAGCCTACATACCCGATGTGGACACGCTATTTCGAGTGTATGATTGACGATGACCAACTGCAAGAGGACTTGGCAATGGGTCGCAAAGTTCCATACGACCTGTATCAGATGTTGGTGTTCTGTAATAGTTGCGACTATTCAAAGGCTGAACTTGCCGACACTTGGCAGAACATTTGGAAAACGCAGATGTGGAAATTTGCCAATCCGTACTCTCTTGTAGCATACTACCTCTTTACTGACTACCTTGCCGCCGTTGACCAACAGGCGAAGAATATGCAGCCTATGTGGTTCTTGGAGGACGGTTGTAGCGTAAAAGACGGTGTGTATAGCGGTGCGAACGGTATGAACGCACGCCGTATGTACTGTAACAAGGTGTACGACTGCGATACCTGTAACGGAAAGGACAATGACGGTGGACAGACCATTGACCCCGAAGTTGACCCCGGGGACTTGACAAGCAGCGCATACGCAGGACGTGGCTCTGTGCTTTGGAACAACATCAGAGGACAGCAGACAATGGACGTTGACCAAAACGGCAACACCATTACCCTGTTGGCAATCGCCGACACTATGCGTTCATTGCCGGACACACTCGGCATTGGTGCAGGACCATTCTCGCCAAAGGGTGCTTTGCACTACTTTGTTGATGAGCGTCTGAAGAAGTGGCCAAAGGTTGTTTCAAGTTTTGACGGAGAGCGTAAGTACATCAAGTACACAGGTTATAGCGACATCTATTTCTATGCTCTGCAAGGTCTTGGCTTGACATCGCTTCCTGCGTTCATCGAACAGCGTTGGCGTATCAGAGACGGTTACTACCGTTGCGGCGACTTCAAGGCTGAAAGCGGTTATATCGGTGGTCGTATCGGTGCAAAGGACGGTGCAGTAATCCGCTTCAAAGCAGCCAAGACAGGTTATTTCGGTATCGGTAACGATAGCGGTAACATTACCGAGGGTATCTACTTGCAGGCAGGCGAAGAGGGCGTGTTCAGCAACTTCCAACACGGCGAAAACATTATGCTCTACATATACCAGGCAGACCGTATGAGTATGCTTGATTTGAGCGAAGTGAGTATCGACCCACAGTTCGGTAACACCTTGTCGAAAATGGCTCTCTTGCAAGAGTTGTATTTAGGTAGCGAGACACACGCCGATTGGACTATGTCGCCCGGTAACACAGGCTATATGACCAATCTTGATTTGGGCGATATGCCATTCTTGCGTGTGCTTGATGTGCGCAATACAGAGGTGCAGACGATGAACGCATCGAAGTGTCCTCGCTTGGTATCGGTATATGCGGAAAACACATCGCTTTCTACCATTACCCTTGCCGAAACATCGCCTATCAAGGAACTGACACTGCCCGACACTATGACCGAGATTGTACTGAACAATCTGCCAAACTTGACATACCCCGGTGGATTGACCATTGCAGGTATCAACAAGGTGGTGAAAGTCTTTGTGAACAACTGCGCCCACATCAATACAATGACCTTGTTGGAGCAGATTACAGAGGCAAGCGCATTGAAAACCGTGCGTATTCCCAATGTAAATGTGTCGGCAAGCGTTGATATGCTTCGTAGCATTAAAGATAGCGGTTGTATCGGTCTTGATGCAAACGGCAATGCCTACGATGAGAGCGGACAGTGTAGCGGTATTACAGGACGTTGGATATTGACCGAACTTATTGAGGATAGCGAGGTAGCAGCTTTGCAGGACTACTTTAAGGAGTTGAGCATCTATAACGCCCAATTCTCGCAGGTTATCTTCAACGATGAGGAAGAAGATACCTACAACATCACCAATATGGATAACAAGACAGGTTATCTGTTTGGCAATACCTATCAGAAGAGCGGACATTTCGCACGTATCGAGGCGGCAAGCCACGCCTACCGAGCCATCTATGATGCAAGTGCAGGTGCGATGAAATGCCGTCAGTTGAGCGATGCCGACTACAACTATTTTGCAGACGGAACAGAACTCGACTTGAGCGATACATCGGGCGAGGGCTTTGATATTATGAAGCGTTTGCAGCCTTATTGGTACAAGGGCGTGAACGACTACAAAAACCAGCAGAAGCATTTCTTCGCCTCATCGCAGGAAAGCGAGCCAATGAGTACCGCCAACAAGGTAACCCGAAAGAAATTGAGCGAAATTCTGTTGCAGGAACTCTCCTCCGTGTTCGTTTCGGGAAACAGCGTAGGCAGTCCGTTGGTAATTACCGAGAATGCCAACCACAACACCTATTCGATAGACGTTGAGGGTATGAAGCAGGTACGCTTCCCCGGTGTCAATTCGAGTGCAGTAGGTGGTGCTTTCGTGGATGAAAACGACAATGTGGTATCGTTGTTCAATATGTACGTTACACATTCTCTGTTTGACTTCACACCGGGCGAATACATCTTCTGTGATGTTCCGCAGGGTGCTAAACGCTTTGTGTTCTCTTCTCAGACAGGATTGGACGACATTGAGACCATTGCCGTAGATAGCAATGCCATTGAAGCCATTGAGCCTGATTGGGTACATACTCCCGACCGCCTCATCGGTGTATATGGTGCATCGGTGGACGGACTGATGCGTCTCCGCTCTATCAGCGGTGTCAAGTCGAAAGTTGGTACAGGCACAGCACAGACAAGTAGCGAATGGACGTATGACGACAACGGAAAGGTTACCAATGTAACCGCTCCGAACGTAAAGAACTTCACGTGCAAGGATTTCCAAAACCTCGCTATGTTCCGTAGAAATGGCTACCAAGTTATTGACTACGAAATGAGCAAGGATATTGCCAACCTTGTAATGGCATTGGTGGGAACACGTGATATTCAAGCATACGCAGGCTACGGTTGCGGCGTAGGTTATACCACAGGTGCAAACTCTCTGAATACCTATGGCAATCAGACACGCAAGTATTCGGGTAGCAATATCGGTAACTTGATATTCGGTATTCAGAACTTCGTAGGCTGTAACTATGAGTGGACTGACAATGTAGCGGTGAACGTGGTATCGTTCAAGTCGTTCTTGAAGAACAAAGGCGTTGCCATTACTGCCGATGTGGTTGATAGAGTTTGGCATATCTACGACCCTGTAACCGACACAGAACGTACCGTACAGGCTTGTGCAGCCACCACAACGCACTATACTATTGGTCGTGTTCGCTTCGGTCGTTACTGTGATTACATCGCATCGAGAATGACTACTGACAATTCAGCCTATAATCAGTGGTACACCGACAGTTACTACTATTCGGGTGAGAAAGCCCGTGTGGTTGGTCGTGGCGGTTACGGTGCGAATGCGTACTGCGGTCTCGTTTGTGCGCACGCGTATAGCGCGTCTTCGGGCTCGGTCACGAACTACGGCTCTCGGCTCGCCTTCATCGGAAAAATCGAAATTGAGTAAAGCGATGGAAGCGAAAAGAACGAAACACGTCAGAGTGAGAGACCCTGTAAGGGGTCTGCTCACTCTCCCTGTTACCGCCCGGCAAAAGGCGTCGAGAAAAGAAATGAAAGTTTAACGGCAGTCGCAGGACTGCAAAAAAGGTAGAGTGTCTCCATAGCCGTGTGGTTGGTCGTGGCGGTAACAATGCGAATGCGAACTACGGTCTCGTTTATGCGAACGCGAATAACGCATCTTCGAACTCGAACACGAACAACGGCTCTCGGCTCACAATCAAAGCAAATAAACGTGGGTGTTGTTCGCCACGCTTATATATAATCGTTCCAACTGCACGGCTACGTGTAGCCACCGCAGGGAGCGAGAGACACGAGCCTCGGCAACCCTCTCCGAAAGGAAGAAAGCCGGAACATAACTGAGTGCCTTGAAGGCATAGAACAATATGGAAAAGACAATATTCCCTCTGAACAATCTGATGAGCAAGATTGCCACGAGGGAGAATGTAGAGGAAGCCTTTGACTACGTTGTCAGCCACCTCGAATGCAAGGAGCAGCGAGAGAAATACTACCCTCAACGAGAGAAGATGTGTAGCAAGCTGCTGAAAGACTTGGCAGACGGAACATTCCGTATTACCGAGTTCAATGAAATGGAGGTCAAGGATGGTCCGAAAATAAGGCGAGTGCAAGCCCCACGAGTATATGGACGTGTCGGTTGCCACGCCATTATGGTGATTGTTGAGAAATACACTTACCCTACGCTCATCAAGAACACGGCGGCGAGTATTCCCGGACGTGGTATGCATTGGCTACATCACATTGTAGAGACCGATGTAAAGAGTGTGCCGGAACTGACGGTACACTACTATCAGTGCGACATACACCATTACTATGACAGCATCGAGCAATGGAGAATGAAAGCATTGATAAGGGAATACATCAGCGACCCTGTATTGCTTCCAATACTTGACAACTTTATTGAGTTGCTCCCCGAGGGCATTTCAAAGGGACTACGTTCCTCTCAATGTTTCGCCAACCTGTTCCTGTCGAAATTAGACCACCTTATGACATCGAAGGTTGCATCATACGAGTTGGAGCAGAAAGACGGCTCTTTTGAGGTGCGCTACCTGTATTACCGCTATTGCGATGACATTGTGATGTTGGCAAGCAGTAAAAAGGAGTTGTGGCGGTTGAGGAACATTCTTGTTGCCCACGTTGAGGCTATCGGGCTGAAGGTAAAACCCAACGAGGCAGTAAGACCGCTTGAAGAATGCGGACTTGATTACCTCGGCTATGTGGACTATCGCACCCATTCGCTGATACGAAAGCGAACGAAACAGAAAGCAGCCCGACACTTGGCCAAGGTGAAATCGAGAAAGCGCAGGCAATCCATTATCGGCTCATTCAAAGGAATGGCGTGCCACGCAGATTGCAAACATTTGTATTATAAACTAACAGGAAAGAAAATGAAAAAGTTTGGAGAATTGGGTGTAACCTACACCCCGAAAGACGGAAAGAAAAGATTTCCGGGTAACACTGTAAGACTTGCAGCCATTCAGAACATACCCATTGAGGTACACGACTATCAGACGGATATGAAAACACCTCACGGAGAGGGTCGTTATCTCGTTTCGTTCAAAGACAAACAGACTGAGCAATGGGGCAAATTCTTTACCGCCTCGGAGGAAATGAAGAATATCCTTGACCAGATAAGCGACATTGAGGACGGTTTCCCATTTGAGACCAAAATCACAAGTGAGCGATTTGACGGCAACAAGGTAAAGTACAGTTTCACATAAGCGTAACAAGATAAACAACTGAAAAAAGGCGGAGCAAGTATTTTTGTAGAAACTAATTAGTGCATCGCAATGGAAAAAAGATACGGAGCCACCGAGAGGCACGACCGCCTAATGAAAATCGGTCGCAACAAATGGGAACTGATATACGGTTACGGGACTGACGGTGTATCGGGTTGGACTTATAGGGAGCGTTTCACACGTAAGCCTACGATGGAGGAGATAAAGGAGATTATCATCGCCCAAATCAACCGCAACGTAGAGGAAAAGATATTGTGCGGTTTGGTGTGGAAAGATATGCCTATATGGTTGTCCACAGAAAACCAATTCAACTACAAGGCTGCATACGACTGTGCGAGAGATACAGCCGGACAGTCATTGCCTGTGAAGTTCAAGTTCGGCACAGACGAAGAGCCTGTATATTACACGTTCACCACCTTTGAGGAGTTGCAGGAGTTCTATATGACCTCGTTGCAGTTTGTTCAGCAGGTGCTTGATGAGGGTTGGGCAGAAAAGGACGGTCTTGATTTGAGTGTATTCACTTTATAACAGCAACAATATGAAGAAACTTATCGAATGGATTAAGCAAAGCAACAGGTGGAAACACCTTGCAGGCGGCTACCTTATAGGACTTTGTGCCGACACGAACTATTGCGCCGCCTATACCTCTGTGATTGCAGGTGCTTGTCTTGAATACAAGGACAAGGCGACAGGCGGCAAATGGGATTGGATTGACTTCGGGCTGACCGTAGGCGGTGCAGTTCTTGGGCGTGTAACTCGACTAATCATTGGCGTGCTATGAATGAGGTACAGGGTGTAACGGAGATTGCGGAGGGTATCAGCAACTTCGGGATTATGATTGTGATTTGCGCAGCTTTCATTGTCCTTTCGCTGTTGATGTGGGTAGCCATTTTCAAATGGTTCAAGAGCATCATTGACAACACGATGAAGAACAATGCCAAAGTGATGAACGAGTTGCTGAAAAAGACTGACGCACAGAATGAGTTACTGAATGACATTGCAGACGGTATGCGACCTGCCACGCTGTTGCAGATTAAGAACATATCGAACACGTGTTTTGACTTGGCTGTGGAGCGTGTGTGCCGCATCATCAAAAAAGTGCGTGAGGAAAACAACATCATTAACAAGGAAGCAACCAAAGCGAAGATACGGACATTGCTCTGCAACTTGCACGAGGACAGGAACAGCCGCTTTGACAACCACCGATACAGAGGCAAGACCTTGACACAGTACACTGCCCCCGAATGGATTGATTGGGTTGCAGAGATTGTAGAGAGTGAGGTATATGCCGAGACACAGAATAATGCAAGAGCCTTTACCAACGTGGAGGCTGTCTATTCAAAGATACGACTTGATTTCTACCACCGATTAACCGATTAGGATATGAAGATACTTATTGACAACGGACACGGCAAGAATACACCAGGCAAGAGAAGCCCGGACGGAAAGTTTAGGGAGTACCTCTATGCACGTGAGATTGCCGAAGCCATTGAGGGCGAATTGAAGTTCTTGGGTTTAGATGCAGAGCGTATCGTAACCGAGACGGAAGATATTTCCCTTGAAGAACGTGCAAGGCGAGTGAACGAGATTTGCGGACGTTTGGGCGCAGAGAACGTTGTGCTTGTTTCCATTCACTGCAACGCATCGAAAAACAGCGAATGGGGCAAGGCTCGTGGTTGGAGTGCCTATACAAGCAAAGGCAAGACCAAGAGCGATGAACTTGCCACTATGCTGTATGTGGAAGCCGCAAAGAACTTTGCCGGGCAGACACTACGCAAAGAGTTTTCGGACGGCGACCCCGATTGGGAAGAGGGTTTCTATGTGCTGCGCAAGACGAAGTGCCCTGCTGTGCTGACTGAAAATTTCTTTATGGACAATGAGCAAGACCTTGCCTACCTCACATCGGAGGAGGGACGTGAGGCTATCATCAGAACGCACGTTGCCGCATTGACAAATTGGGACTATAAGTATGGAAAAGGTTAAGAACATAGCACTGTTGCTGTTCTTGGCGGTGTTTGTCGCTTCGCTATGCCTCAATGTGCATCATTACACAATGAGAGAGCAAGAGCCATACAGAGACACCATAAGGACTACATTTGTGGACACTATTCCATATTACAAGCCTATTCCGAAAGAGGAAAAGCCATTGGGGAACATTACTGCGAAATTGCCTGTAAGCGTTCCCAAATTGCCCGAAAACGTGCAAAAATTTCCCGAAAGCGGCAAAAACTTGCAGGATAGTGTACAGAATTTCGGTAAAAGCGTTCCCGATGACCATTTCGAGGATATGGGCGAAAAGGTTACTCCCGATAGTGCCGATGTAGTTGTTCCCATAACGCAGACCGTATATGAGGACAGCACCTATACGGCGTACGTCAGCGGTTACCGTGCGAGCCTCGACAGCTTGATATTCCGAATGCCACGAGAGGTAACAACCATAACGAACACCCATTACCAAAAGCCGAAGCGGTGGAGCATTGGCATACAGGTGGGATATGGAATGACATTGAAAGGCACGCCGCAGTTTGCCCCATACGTGGGTATAGGTGTGTCGTATAACCTATTTAGTTTTTGAGTATGGAGATAACATTGAAAGTGAACAAAGAGACTGTGTATGATGAAGTGGCGAAGACCACCGAATACACAGGTGCAAAGATGGACGATGAACACGCATACGAAGTAATCTCGACCACCGATGAGGACAAAGCGATGCTTGAACGCTTTTGGAACGAGTGTAAGAATATGATTTGCAATTCGCTGAAAAAGGTGCTTGTTTCGGAGGTGGAGGCAGAGGGCGAGTATTCATTGACATTGGGACTATCTACCGCCTTTGATGAGAGCCTAACAGAGAGTATGCAGCGTAGTCTGTTTTCGTTCTTTGTGATGAACATTACCGCCAAATGGTACACTTTTGCCAACAAGAGCGAGGCGACCGGGTATGCTACGGAGGCTGCAACATACATTGAGGACATAATGCGTAAGGCATTCTTCAAGAAGAAGCCGACACGCCCGACATACGACTAATTTATTTACTCACTTAATTTTTATAGATATGGCAGAGAACAAAAAGACAATCACAGTTACCCAAAGGGTTAAGGAACTTATCTTTGACATTCAGAACAAAGCATACTTGACCGGACAGGCACGTGAGGCTGAGGGTAAAAAGAGTTATGAGGCTGCATCTAATATGCAGGCGAGCGATGATGTGGAGAACTCCTATCAGATACGCCGTTCGTTGGCAAATGCTTTCTCGGCACTGAAAAGCCTGCTCGGAGAGTATCTGTCGGAGGATAAGACTACAAGCGACAATCTCATCAACACGGAGATTGACAATGACGGCACGCTGACTATGGCGTTCGACTTGCCAAGCAACTACAACAACGCATCGGCAGACAGTCTTGGCAACGGCATTCACGCATACTTGGTAGATATGGCTCTGGGCGATTGGTTTGCTATCACCAACAAAGAGGATGCAGACACCTACATTTCGCACTCGGCTGTGAGTTTGGAGAATGTGAAGCGTGCATTGTATAAACGCAGTCGCCCCGAACGCCCGACATACTAATGTATCCTTGTTGTAACAGTCAGCAGCAGACAAAGCCTGTAACGCTGACATTCAAACGCTCGGAACTGTTATATGATGCAGCGAACTACTCGTTTGTTGAGGGCGACATAATGAAAGCAGACGATGAACACGCACGGCATCAGGTGTTCGACATAGCGGAGAAAGGCAACATAGACCGTGTTACAAGGGTGCTTAACCTTGCTCACGCTGAATGTGTGGAAATGCTGTTCCCCTACACCAAAGAGGAGATAGCAGACGGACAGGAGGCACTAAACGATGTATTGACAGCCCCCGAGGAATACCACATCGTACTGAACTTGCCCGTAGGCTTTTCGCTCACTACCGTAAGATTGCTGCAAAATCTGATACACGAATACCTTGTTTGTAGGGTGCTTGCCGATTGGATGAGCATTACCAATCCGAACAGTGAAGCCAATTGGGAGAGGAAATTCGAGAGCCTGCGAAGCAAGATAAGAACATCGCTTGTGTCGAGAACAGGCAAGGTAAGGCGCAAATGTAAGCCGTTTTAAGAAACAAGAGCCGAGGTGCATCACGCATCCCGGCTCTCTTCATTATTAACCTTAAATCTAACTATGAGAAACAAAATCATCGTACTTGGTTTGTCATACGTGGCTCATATACTACTGTGCAACCGTATATGCTTTCGCCCCTATCGAACTTGCATACAAGGGCAAGACGGAACGCCTTGTACGGTGTACCTCTGAAACCTCGCATAATCTTATCTACGCTGCTCCATACGGTATGCCAATGTATGAGGTCGTTGGAGCCATACAGCACCTGCTGAACGTGTGTAGAACGGAACATACCACGCTGAATAATGGTGTTGATTGTCTTGAACATATTGGGGTCGTCAATCTTGAACGGTCGTGTGATGATGAGTGCTGTGATGTTCTCTGCCACAGGCTTTGAGAAATCCACGAGTTTTGCACCGTCAGCCATTGCAAGGGCTTCGGGATAGGAATTGACGTTATCCACTATGTCGGAACGCATCATACCCCACGTTTGAGACTTCAATGAATAGACGTAGGCATATCGGACCGCAGGGTTATAAACGATGAGGTGCTGATTGGTGTAGTCGTACACCATTCGGCAGCCTTGCAGAAACTCATTGAACGGCAGCAGGGTTATATCGGCAAGGGTTACCTGTTCGCTTTCATCGGCTTTCCCATTGAAGATGTTGATTAGTTTGTCGCACTTCGGCAGGTCGGCAATGCTGAACAGTTCCTCCGTGTTGAGGCGGTCGGATATACATTGTACTGTTGAGCCGCTGATGTGCATAATGCCCCTGTCGGTGGCAAACAGCACGGCACTATCTATCTGTGTGATGCTATCGGGATTGATAACGACATCACGTGTGATAGGTTGCTTTGCGGAGTACGTTCCTGTGGCTGATACCTCCAACGCCCACACTCCCTCCGAGGTGAACGCATAGAGTGGGAACTGTCCGAACTGACCCTCGGACAATGCTTTTGCGGCAGCACAAATGCCGAGAATGTTTCCTGTTCCTACGGTGTTGATGCCGAGTACCGGGAAATAGAACGGGTTGTTTACCTCGGAGGTGTAGATTTTGTTGGTAACTTCAATCGTTCTTTCTACATCACTCGACACAGAGGGGATACTCGTTGCTTCTGTGCTGACATCGTCCCAACCACCGAAATAGAATGCACCATTCAAGAAATCGTGTTTCTCCAATGGTATATCACTGAAATAGTTGTTACGTTCAATGATAGCCTTATACGCATTGGCATTCGGGTAATAGAAGAACAGCAACGGCATATTATATCCAAATTGACCGTATTCACTTCTGACGACAATATCTTTACCGTCTTGCTTGATGAACACATAAACGCCAACACTGACTCTAATATCCATCATAGTAGGTGTAGCATCAGACCAATTCGCAACATATCCATCGCTGTGATTGAATAGCGAATAGGCATTATGACCTCTGAACAGTACTTTTTTCAAGTTTGCCACGTTCAAACGGCTGTTGTATGGAAATGAATACTGCGGTATGATTTTATCGTGGCTGTCGTAGTCATCGGTCATAACCTCACGAGTAACGAGCGACTGCAAATAATCCTCCTCAACCGTAATCAATTTGCGCTCCATTGAGAGCTGTTCAATCTTAATACTTTCGAGGAAGTAGAACTGCGAACAGTTCTTGATGTCGCTTTTCACATCATCGACACTACGGCGAGGGAGCATCAAACGTCCCGATGGATATGTAAAGGTGCTTGGATTGTATGTAAAGGCATACAACTTGCTGAACTTGTTGAACTGATAACGCAATGGATATGTCGTTGTGCTTGCTGCTTGATTAGTATGTTTGCATACACAGTAACAATCGCTATTATCCACGTTCTTAAACCCTGTACACTCGCCGTTTTGGTCGTAGGTGTATATTGGTTTGGATATGAATATATCAACCGAGCGTACAATGTCTTTCCAATTCTGAATGTTTGTCAAAGAATACTGATTGACTGCGGCGAAATCGACCTTATGCAACATTCCTACAACTTGCAACTTTGCATTTGTGTACGAGCCTTTACCTGTGATATGAGTCCAAAAAACCTGCGGAGCAAGGTCGGAGGAAGCAATCATCAAGATAGGGGCAGAATGCTTGGTCAATGAGCCGTCATACAAGCGATAGGCGTAACGCAATAGGAATGGATAGATGAACTTCCCCTTATTGGTGGAGTTGTCCGCAATGAATTTGTTTACCTTGGCCAACACTTGGCTTGTAACCTTTGTCTTGTTTGCATCGGTAAACTCATTCCATATACTGCCCTCGCTAATACTATCAAAAGAAATCTCAAATTCGTCCGTTCGTACCATTTCTCCCTGCAAGCCGAAAGACAAGGGACACTCTGGTATTTCTGTACCCAAATACAAATATCCCTCGGAAGTTCCTTTCCATAGGAAATAGTGCATACCGTCAGAAGCAAGAACGATAAGTGTATTGCCCACTGCCGTTACTTGATAGATAGTCGTTGTAAACGTGCGTAGCGATGCAGGTGTGTTTGTCTCCTCTCCGTCCCACCATTGCAGTGAGCCGTTTGTTTTGAGAATGATGTAATGCCTAAAATTGGCTGTTTCGTGTATATACTTGACAGCAGCTCCGCTTTCGAGTTGCAGAACTAATGACGGCGGCAGCACAGGTTTCATTGTGCCGTCCTCCTGTATCAACCCCATTGTGGTAGCCAAGTCGCCATCGGCACATTCATAGTCCGAGGGATTGGCTGAATATCCGTTGTATTTAATCTCCTTAATCATAATATATACTTAATGATGATTGGTAATGCTGTTCCGTAGTGCTGTAACTCGACAGGAGTGCCGCAGCACAAACGCACCTTGTCGCCACCTCCGCACCTTGACATAATGTAACGGCAAAGAGTGATTGATGAGGCTACGCAATGGTGTCCGTTCTTGTTGGAGCGGAACACCATACCCTCGTGCTTGCCGACAACAGGCGCACGATGCTTGACGTACAAATAGGTTTCGCCTGTTCCCTCCATTATATCAACAACATCGCCGTGTGCCAAGCCAAGCGACTTTGACACACGAGCGGATATGTTGATACGTCCCCCACGATGAAAGGTAATATCAGCCTTGCGTGTATTTCCTAATATGCTTTGCATCGGGTCGGTCGAATTGATAATATAACTTACCTTGTGCCGTGCGGCAGACAGAGACTGACAATTTGACACGTTGTGTGGCATTCAGTCCGTAGTTATAGAGGATATGACCGACAGACGGACAGAGCGTTTCAAATCCGATGCATTGATATTTGTCGTTGTACTGAATATCGCACATCTGTGTTGGTTGCTCTATACCGGGATTGGTCATAAATCCAAAACTCTGCTCTACCTTGAACACGAATACACGAGCCTCATCGCCCTCGTGGGCGTTGTCCTTGATGTGATTGAACAACGCCTTTGAGAGTGTAACAGAGTTATCGGCAGGGTCGGCAATGACGTAGTACCGAAGCGACTGCCACCATTTTTTTACTTTCTTGAATATCATAGCCCAAAGATAAATGATGAACGAAATACAGGCAGTTTAACTTTTTACTGCCATTTCTACACTTACCTTACGGGACCGGAACGACACCGTTTCAACGAAGCGGAACGACAGTGTTGTTTCAATTTCCCTGCGGTGGTTTTCGGCAGCTTCACGAGTGGCGAAGATGTACGAGCAAATTTCCTGTTTGGCTACGCCTTTGGTGGCGATGATGTTGGCGTAATACTTACGTCCGAGAAGAAATGCAATGATTTCTGTCAATACTGTTGAGTGCATAATAATGTTATTTAATCGTTAAACAAATTGGTCTGTTTCGGTTGTTGAGGTGTTCCGATGATGTTATTCACACGCTCAATCTCTTTGTCAATCTCGGTTTCGAGAGCCTTGCTGTTACGCAGGGCGGTTTGGTTGCGAGTTTTGAAATACTCCTTTTGAGCCTTACGCATAAGGGCAACCTTTTGGAAGAATGTTTTTGCGTCCATATCAAGCAGCGTTCTTAAAGTGTTCTTTGAGTTTGGCACATAGAGCCTCACACCAACGGCGAGCGATGGTAACCTCTACGGCATTGCCGATATACTTCTTTTGCTCCGCCTGTGTTCCTACCAACACATAATCCTCGGGAAAGCCCATAATCTTTTTGAGTTCGGGAATTTTGAGCATACGCATTGTAATTTCCACAATGCCATACAGAGCCATAAACTCCTTAATCTTTACCATCATAGGAGTGTCGGTATCGTAGATGCAGTATTTGTAACCTTCTTCGGTAGGAACAATAAAGTCGGGTAACTCGTTGCTCTGTGTTGAGGCTTCCACGAGGTAAGGCGGCATCTTATCCATTCGGGCAATGAGCGTGAAGCAGGGCTTATCTATGGAACTGCCCTTTGACTTGTATTGAGGATTGAGAAGAAACCTCTTGACGGTTACCAAAGAAATCTTATCCTTTGTTGTCAATGTAGGAGCAGGCTGTTCGCAAGAACGATTAGAGCCATTACCATAGTGGACCGATATAAATGCGTGGTGGTCTTTGCAGGTGATTGCTCCAGCAGGTGCTTCGACCGATACATTTTTGCTCATTGGGTCGCCGCTGAACTGCTTGGACAGGAACTGTACCTTTGCCAAACCGAGGCGGTTTTGCGTGGCGACAGTTGGGCAAGGCTCATCAATGGACGGAGGTATGTGTTTGCCTGTTCTCTTATTGACTGAATTGTATTTGACGATAAAGGCTTCTTTGCCCTCGGCAACAAACTTTATCAGCCCTGCGTAGATACGTTCCAATGTAGCCTCAACGAGTGGCTTTTTGCGCCCGAAGATGCTATCGCCCTCATCATCGAAGTCCAGGCACTCACGCACAGGTCGCCATTTTTCCAATGTCCCGAACAATGAAGATGTACCCTCCTTGCTGTGTGTGGCTTCGGGGAATGTGATTGGTAAACCTTTCTTGCCGAAGATACCAAAGAAACGTTTGCGTGAGGTGTAAGCACCGTAATCGGCAGCATTGAGTATGCGATATTCAAAGTTATAGCCATACTTCTTTACATTGCGTACCCAACGTGTGTAACTCTTGCCCTTATCCATTGAAACAGGCTTGCCGTTCTCATCCACATCACCCCACGACATAAATTCCTCTACGTTTTCTATCTGTATGTAGTCGGGGTTGATTGCTTCGATGTAACGGAACAGGTGTTCAGCGAGTGTGCGACTATCTGCATCACGAGGCATACCGCCTTTTGCCTTGCTGAAATTGGTACACTCCAACGATGCCCACAGCACTACCAACGCATCGGGGTACTGACGGCGGCAACTTTGCAGATGCGTGAGCAATGGCGAGAGTTCCAATGTTCGTATATCCTCGGTGAAGTGCATTGCCTCTGGGTGATTGGCAGCGTGCGAGGCAATGGCGTTCTTGTCGTGATTGACACAGGCGATAACGGTTGCGCACTGCTTATCATCGAGGCGAGCGGAGTTTACGCCGGAGGAAGTTCCCCCGGCTCCGCAAAATAGGTCTATGTATAGTAGTTTCATAACTCGGGATATGTTGCTAATTGATAATCTTCTTTTTCCTTATCTGTTAGGCTATTGTAGCAATCTTCGCATAATACAGGGTATCCGTGTTCTTCCTCGAAATATACTCCGCATAATTGGCAACAAAAGCCGTCTATCATATCTTGTGCGATGCTCATATCAGTATCTGAAATCTGTAAAATGGATTATACCTCCTTTGAAAACTTTGTCCTCCTTTGGGTCTTTGCCGAAAAACCATTCTTTGAAATCCTGCACAGAAAGTCCGTCATTCTTTGCCAATGTGTAGCAATCTGCATCGAGCCTTCACGACCGTCAATCTTGGCTGTTATGGTGTCGTTGTCGGCGTGGTAGTAGAGTTCCACAGACTGAACGCCGATTGGGTTGT